ATAATAGGTGCCGACATTACTACCCCAGCCGACCGATGAACCGCCGCCGCCGTTATCGGAGCCGAGCACGCGTTTCTGAATGATGATCCGCTCGCGCATGGCGCCGATAAGGTCTGCCATATCACACACTCATGACGCGGTAGGGGGTTAAAAGAAGCTTGGAAGCGTCTGGCATGGCGGCATCGGCCGCGCGGTTTTCGTACATGGCGGCAATGTGGACTTTAATCGCCGATTTAATCGGCTCCGGCACTTTGTCTGCCGCATCGCCATAGCCGGCCTTAAAGGTTATTTCCACACAGCTTTCATAAGGGCCATAAACCGTGGGCAGGCTTCCGGCCTGCGCAAGCAGGATGCGGCCGCCAACGGTGTCGATCAGATAATTTGAGGCATCCCAGGTTACAAAGTCAGCAAGCGCCTGGTCTGATGCGGCGCGATAACGAATACTCGCCACGGAAATCAGTTCGCGCTTTGGCAACACCAGCTTGCGGCAGGTCATCGCATCCATGAATTCGCAGAGATCGAGATAAACCTTCCAATCCTGGCTGATCAGAACGCGGCCATCGAGAAATTGCTCGGCTGATTGTCGCGCGGCGGTATTCAGGGCAGTGAAAAGCGCGTCATCAATATCGATATCCTGACGCGCCCAGATTTTTGCCTCGGCAAGTGTCACGGGTTCTATAGCCGGAGCGGTTGCGAGAACGTATTTCATGCGGCGGCCGATGAATTGGAGGGGATAACTAATTCAGGGCCGCGATCACCCACAACATGAGAGTGCTCGGGCGCATGGGCGGCCAATACAGCCTCGATCGCGGTGATCAGCTGCGGAACCGTGATCGAAGCTGCGCAGGCGGCCGCAAGCGTTTCCTTGTCTTTGGGACAATAACTGTGATCTTGGTGAAGGCGGTGGCAGGGATAGCAAGGTGAAGTCGGGACAAGCGCGGTTGTATTCACCCAGTCGTTGGTGAGGTTGCTGGCCGCCGAATGCGAAAGAAACACAATTTTCGGCAAAGCCTCCATGCTGACCGCATTCATAATGCCGGTTTCAGGGCCGATGACGACGGCCGCGCGCTTGGCGAGCGCCATGGGATAGCGCGGCGAATTGGCCGGCAGCAAAAAGCGCAGGCGAGAAGTATCGCCAAAGCTCTTTGTGACTGCCTTTTCGATAGCCTCTTTCAGCGGCGCCGCGTCATAGCCGCCGGTAAAAACGATCTTATGGGGAAATTTTTCAAGAAGTCGGCATACGGCCGCGGGCACATGCGGCCACCATTTATGTGGCGCGGAGCCCTTAAGGCACCAGAGGATGAAAGGCCCGAGCTGCGCCTTTGATTTTTCGGCGAATTTGGCTTCACCATGGCTTTCGTAAAACTTCACCCGGTAGGGGCCGGGAACACCAGCGAGCTTATGGATGCGATCGAGATAAGAGCCCCCGCAAAGAGCGCGGCGTTGTTCATCTGTCCAGTGGTAATCGGCATTGGTGGAGATTTTTAGCAATTCACCTTCAACCGAAAGATCAAGGTTTATAATCCGGTCAAATCGTTCAGCAAAAGCGTTGATGAACTCCCCGCGCTGGTGATCATAAACCGGGTGTTCAACCACCATGATTTCATCGATATGAGGATCGCCGGCCAGGGCTTCAAAACCAGACGGCCGCGTGAGAAGCGTGATCTTCCAGCCTTCCGCTTTTAGGGCGGGAAGAATGCTGGATGCCATTAAGGCATCACCGAGCGCCCCGCCGCGCTGCACGAGAAGATGTTTTTTTCCTTTGCGCCAGGGTGTGCGCTGCGGCGCGACAAGATTTTCATCCTTCACGAAAACCACATAGGCGTGGCCATCGATCAAATCCATTTCGGCGAGGCGGTAGCAATATGAAGCAGGCAGCACGCTTGCCACATCATCGAGCGTAATTCTTGGATACCCATCCGGAACCCGGTGATGGCGAATATCAGGAAGCCAAAGAACCAATGCACCGCCGTTGCAAAGGCCTTTGAAGTAATGCCGCGCAGTTTCGCGCCAGTCAGGCGATTTAAGAATGCGGTTGCCGCAAAAAACCCACTCGGTCTTTCCAACCTGGTCGGGCGGCAGATCAAAAGCACCATCTTCAACAATGATGAACCCGTTGCCGAACATATAGGGCGTGGCCAGCCAGAAGCCCTTTGGAAATTTTTGCTCTGGGTTCATCGCGGCACCAAAAAGCAGCCTTAAAAAATAAGCGGGCTGGTTTTACCCAGCCCGCTCACTCCCCCCACCAGGGAACCATTAAGCCAAAGGCGCCTGATCAGGATTACCGCGCACAATGACCGTATCGAGGAAGGCGCCGGAGGTTGCGCTCGCGGTGATGATCTTGCCGCGAATGTAACGCTGACCGCCGTTATAGCCGACGCGCTGGGTTGTGTTTTGGCCGCCGGAGCCGCTAAGCGCGGCCAAGGTGCCTTGAAGATTGGAAGAGGCGACCGGGGCATAGGTGGTGCCATCGGCGGAATCTTCCAGGCTCGGCGTGTGGGTACCATCGATATATGCGCCGATATTCACGGCCAGCAAGGCGCTTTTGTAGCCCTGCAGGTCAACGCCGGGGCCAGTGGCCGTGCCGTTGGTGCGGACGGCTGCGGGCTTGATATCAAGCGCCAGATCGATGTTGTCCTTCAAATCACGAATGCTCATGGTTTTCTCCATCGTTTGAGGTGTATCGCCGCAGAGCCGGGTGTGAATGTTGGGATGCGGGAATTATTAGAAAGAAAAAGGCCGGGCGTGGCACCGCCCGGCCTTACCAGCTGATCAGCTGGAGGTATTCAGCTTAGGTGCTGCACTTCAAGACCTTGATGGCCTCGAAGTTCTGCACACCGCCGCCCGTGCGCTTGGTCGTGAGGAATTTCACGAAGCCAGGCATGGTTACATTGTCGCGGATCACGGCAACGCCTGCGCGATCGACAATCTGGTAGCCGCGGCGGAAATCGCCGAAAGCAACCGGGAATTGATCGGCGCCGATGTCGGGCATGAAATCGTCGGTTTCGACGGGCTTGCCCAACAGCAAGGCTGGCTGGCCGACCTGGGCGGGCGGCTGCCAGAGATACTGACCGTTTTGATCCTTGAATTTACGAACCTGACCTTGGGTCAGATCGTTCATCAAGAACGTGGCGTTCTGACGGTAGCCGCGCTTAAGGGCATATGTCAGATCGATCAAGGCATCGAGCGGGAACTTACCATCACCGGTATCAAAGCCGGCGGCGGCGCCGGTTTTGACAAAGCCGATTTTACCCCAGGCGTAGCTGCTGTTAGCTACCATGGTGTAACTCAAGATGCCGCGAGGCTTGTTGACGCCATCACCGGAAACGAAGGCCGCGCCTTCGGTTTCGCCGAAGGTAACGCCGACTTCATCCGCGAGCCATGCGGCAAGGTCAATGCCGGCATCATCGAGGATTTCCTGCGTGGTAACCGGGTAAGCCACCATCTTGCCGGGCGCGAATTCAAGCTGCGCCAGCGTGGGCGTCGCCGTGGCGTTGATGGTACCGCTTTCCGCCACCCAGGATGCGACAGCGCCGCCCTTGCTGACGAATTTCTTGTAGCTATTGCCGCCGATCTTCGTCACCTGGGCGAGCGAACGGATCGCACCATAGTTCTGCTGGATGCGCGTCACCGCCAGGTTGATTTCTTCCGGAACGAGGAAGCCGCCATCGGGATCGCTGAAAGAAGACATCGACTTCTTTTCGAGCTCGCGCAGCGTGCCGACGTCGCCTTTACGCATCATGTTGCCGAAAGCGTTCTTGTGCTCCAGCTTCACTTCGGCCAAAGGATCGGCATTGGCCGCCGGCGCGGGGCGGGCAGCCAGTTTTTCAACGTCCTTGAGCTGGGTGGAAAGCTTGGAAATTTCGCCGTTGAGAGCGTTCACCTTTTGCTCGACCAGCGTATCGACCGAGCCTTTAGAGGCAAGCTGGCCAATGCGCTCGTCGTTGGCTTTCTTGAATTCTTCGAAAGCCTTATTGAGTTTTTCGATCATTTCCTTGGGGTCCATTGTTGTCTCCTTGGTTACGAGGTTGCGAGTGTGGCAAGAAGCTGCTCGGCTGCGGCCACGGTTAGGTCATCAAGCTCGCCTCGTTCATCACGAACGGTGCAAAGCCCTTTAAATCCGTTCGCCAAAAGAGCTTTGGCTTCACGGTTCGAGAGGCCCAGTCCATCACGGAGGGCTTTCTCTAATTCTCTCGGGTTCTTGACGAGCTCCGAATTTTTTACCTGCTGCACGAGCGCAGCTTTGTTGGCGGGGAAGGTGACGGGGCTGATTTCCCACAGTTCAACCTTGTTGATCGTGCGGCGCGGCTCGCCTTCTTTGGGATTGTCGTTCGTGGTGTAATCCGTGGCGATATAACCGATGGAGAGGCTATCGATCGCGGCGCGCGGCTCCATCTTCATCAGTTTGTAAATGTCGATACCGCGCGTGGTATCGGCGAGCTTGCCTTCCGCCAGAAGGCCCTTTTCATCCTCTTCAAGATCAAGCCAGATGCCGATCGGGTTCATATCCTCGGCACCGAGGCCCCAGCCGCCGTGCTGCATAAGCATCGCCGGCCACCGGCCTGATTTCTTTGCCAAGGCGATGCTGTCTGCGAACGCGCCGGGGGCGATCGCGTCACCGTTGGCATCCAAAACATTGAATACCGAGCCATAACCGGAAAAGGTCATGTTGCCCTGGTCAGCGGCCGCGCGCTTGATCTGAAAAGGAACGCTTAAGTGCTCAAGTTTTTGGCTGGTCGGCATTCGATGTTCCTTTAGGCAAGGGATTGGTGTTCAACGGCATGCGTGGGTCATCAAAGGGTGTCGTGAATTCGGTCGATGTGATTTCTTCCATCTCCTCGAATTCGCGGATTTCATTGGGTGAGAGCGCGGTGCATTCGCGCATGGCTTTGTAAAGCGCGGCGCGGCCGGCGGAATCCCCGCGCAATAAACCCTGCAGGTTGTGCTTGAAAAAATAACCGGCCTTGCGCTCTTCAAGGGAAAGCAGGGAAAGGTTTAAGCGATCCTCGAAGCGTTTAGCCCAGGGCAATTTTGTTTGAACAACGTCATGTGTGAAGAATTGTTCGGCGCTCGCGTTGGTCGGTTCTTTGTTGCCGGCGCCGACCATTTGCGGGAAGACGCGGAAGGCGCGGCAGGTATCTTCAATCAAGAAACGGCGCGTTTCCAAAATCTGGGCTTCGACGTTCGTCTGGCCCACCATGCTCTTCCAGTCGATATCACCTTCAACGATGATATTTTTCCCGGCCTGTTGGGTGCCGCCAAATTTTTCACTAAGCGTTTTAAGCCATTCCTGCTTTTGGTCGGCTTGGGTTGGGATGCCGGATTTGATCGTGAAGAAGCCGCTTTGGCGAAGGCCGCTTGCCGCCTGTACCGCTTGCAGTTCTTCATTGGCGAGCTGCAGGCCGATTGTCTCACGGGCAAGCCATACGATGTCGGCGCCGATCGGGGCGCCAAAGCCAGGGCCCCAGAGCGGCAAGGCATTTTTCGGTTGGATGTTCCGTGAAGTTCCATCCGCCAGGCGAACGGGGTATTCGATGCTGAAACCGGTTTGTTTGGGAATAAGCTGCGATGGAAGATATGGCAGGAGCTCAAGAGGATAACCGCCAACGCCGCGGGTGATTTCGCTAATGCCGCGGCCGCTAAGCGCAGCCATCGCAACCATGCCTTCGCGCCATTCGAATGCGGTTTGTAAATCGTTCGGCTGGGTAGCGGTAAGGTCGTAGGCCGGGTGATCTTTCGCCTCACTTAAGGTTCGATCCTTACGGCGATAGAGCCGCAACGGGCAGCTTGCAAGGCCTTCTGAAATGCTGCGCACGCAGGCGATAACCGTGGCTACCTGCAGGGCCTTTAAATAGGTGACGTGTTGGCCGGATTTTGAACTAAAAGCGCCTTGCAGAGCCCGGATAAGCTGATCGGTGGTGATGGTCTGGCTTTGGCCGTTGGCGGATTTTCGGCCGAGGCCTGGCAGGGTGAAGCTCAAAACTTTCATGCGTCACCTTGCTAAGCCGTATAAATCATCGGAACCACGGCAGGCTCTTCCACCGGGCGGCACTTGGCGCGGCCGAGCGCCATGATGGTGGCG